ATTTAGAAAATCATCCATTTTTGAAAAATGTTTTAGCACCTGGAAATCGTTTTGGAAAAACTTTCGTGACATCAGTCAAGCATATATGGTATAATTTCTATAAGATAGGTTGCAAAGGCAGACCAGAATACATCCATGACATCAGATATGCCACCTTAAACATCTCACCTCACTCTATGCAGGTGGATGCAGCATACAGATACATAGTAGATATATTCTCAGACAAAGCAATTTATTATTGGGAGGGAGAAATGATTAGAAACAAATGTAAGATCAAAGGTTTTCTCCTCGATCACAAAAAAATAAGTAGAGAAATTATCTTTTCAAACAACAGCATGATCAAAGGTGTCCCTACCGGAGAAGATCAAGCTTCATCACTAGCCGGAACCCAGTTTTTCTATATTTCCTATGATGAAGCGCCTCAGTCTCTTCACCTCCGGGCAGAACTCCCAGCTAAAATTCAATCCCGTTTACTAGATTCAGGTGGCCCAATGGATATTATCGGAACCCCAGAGGTAGATAAACCATCCCACGCTTACTATCAGAGGATTGTAAAGGAAGGATTAGTGCTAAAAAATGGATTCTTCACTATGATTGGTGGAATCGGAAACAATATCTTCATCGGAATAGAAGAAAAAACCAGTATTCTAGAATCTATTAAGCAAACAGATAAAGAAAAATATCGCCAAGTAGCCTTCGGAGACTTCATTTCATCCGGCGCTAAACTATTCCCTACAATTGCCATCGATAGACTATGGGATGAAAGTAAAAAGATAGAAATGGGGCTACCAGGGCGCGAATATATTATCGGAGCTGACTGGGGATTCTCAGATACAGGCGATCCAAGTGTATTCTATATTATAGACATCACTAATCTAATAAATTTCCTAGAAAAAAGACCAATAAATTACGGGGTTTTATATAATATCGTATTCAGAGAATCAATTAAGGGAGGATCTCCATACGCCGTTCTAGCAAAATTAAAGATTCTGCAGCAAGATTTCAATGATGCCAGGATAATTCACGATTCATCTTCAATGGGAGGAGTGATGATTAAGAAGATGCTCAGGGAAATGAACGTCAATCACCTATACGATTTCTCACTTGCTAAAAATCCTAAAGATGAAATGTTATTTCTACTGGCTAGAGCTTTAACTCATAACAGAAAAACAAATGTCAGCGAAGATGGAAAAGTTACTGAGCTAGAACCTAATTTTGGAAAAATAAGATCATACTACATCCCAGAACTAGAAGAGCAGGCCGGTAACTATCGCATGGATGATACCAAACTAGAACAGGATGAAATTATGTCTCTAGGAATGGCTATCTGGTATTGCGAAAAGAAATTAGCAGGACACAAAACAAAAGTATTTGACCTCAATATACTGGCCGATAAACCGCAAGCGGTATTACAAGTATCAGGAGACAAATCAATTAGAACTAGATCATTTAATATAACAGAAAGAAATATTGGATAAACCTATGCTAACATTCAACTCTAAAATGTCTCCCAAAGAAATGCAGAAATTCGAGGAGGCATTAAAAAACGAATACATTGAGAACAAGACAGAAACCGAAAAGGATCTGAGCTTCAGATTAGCTGGCGTATCTGCCACTCGTGGATCTTCCGGGATGCAATTCGTAGGCTACGAAACACTCGGACAATTCTATCGAGGTGATCAATGGGACCATGATGAACCACCAGGAGCATCCCAGAGGACAGATAACTACTGTGCTACAATTGTAGATACATTCGCATCACTATTATTTGATGCGCCGGTAGAAGTTAATTGTCCCTCCCAAGATGAGACGGATGAATTATTAGAATTAAAAGCAGAATTCAAAGAGAAACTTTTGAAAAAGGTTTATGATGATAACGATGCTGATGAAATTGTATTTCCAGAGTTATCTAAAACAGGATCTCTTTATGGGGACTCGTTTATAAAAGGTCCTCTCATTGACAAAAATGGTAGCACTAATAAAAAAGAATGGAAACTAAAATTTTATAATGTTGAAAACCCTGCTAATATCAGGGTAATTTTTGCTGATGAAAACTACAAAGACCTATTAGGATTTATTGATACTACAGCCATATCTCCAATGAGAGCGGAGAAGCTTTACTCAAAGCAAATGCAATCTAGAGGTTTATCAGTTAAAGATATTATTAAAAAATATAAAGGATCGGCCACAGCTCAGTATCGATCACAGCCAAATATAACTTCACAGCAAACTAACCAAAAGATGTTGCATCGTAATGAATATTGGACTGATCAAGTAATGGCAATCTTCCTAGAAGATGAATTAATCGATTGGTATTGGCATGATTGGGGATTTGTCCCACTTGAATACATCAAGAATATTTATGTCCCTAATCATCCTTACGGAAAATCAGACATCGAAGATGCTATTGATCCACAGCTTTTCTATACTAGAGTAAATAACGATTTAGCCAATGCTCTAAAATTCCTATCATCCACTAACCTAAAAGGTAAGAACCTTGATGGAATGGAAGTTTTAATATCTGGTCTTTCTAAAATATTTAACCTGCCAGACGATGGTGAGCTAGATCCAATCACTAGAAGCGGTGATCCATACGCCGCTGGTAATTTCACAGAGGGCCGCCGCAAGGCCATCTTAGATATTACCGGAACATCAGAAGCATTAATGTCATCTATACAGAACGGCAATATTTCTGGCCGATCGATGTCAATGGCGCTTCAATCAGTTATTAGAAAACTATCACCAAAGATTAAAAGATACCAAAAAGCTTTACGAAGTTTGAATAGAAATATATTTAAGTTATTAGAAATTTATTACCCAGAGACAAAGGAAATTATCATGGGAGACTACACTAATGAAGTAAGCATTATTTCTACATTACTCAGAAACATCATTGATGAAATCAATAAACTTCAATCCGGCGTTCAGTCTCTAACTACTACTCAGAAGAATTTGGGCATTCCACAACCTAAGATTGAACAGAAGAGAATGAAACAAGATTTAGCTGATCCAGTTCTTGGACCACAAACTGCTAGACAACCAGGACTATTACAAATAAATAATCCAGAATCCGCAATGCCTCCTACAGAGGGAGAAAACGGCGGAGGGCTTCCAGCAAATCCAAACCAGGCAGGCGCTAGCGCTAGCCCAGGAGGATCTATTGCAGGGGCTAATCAAAGAGCTGCCGGTGGAGCAATGCCTGCCCCAGCCGTAACACCATAAATATATGGCCTACGAATTACTCAGTCAAAAAAAGAATATAGCGACTAACCTTGGGACATTTATTGATTCTCAGATAAATTTAATATCCCAAAATAGAGTTAGGAAAAATCTAGAAGATGAGCAGAAATTCAATGATGCAGTTCTTAATGATAACCTAGATCTAAATCAGCAAATGGCTTATAGACAAAACCAGCTTAAAAAAATTGAGAGAGGAGACAGAGACGAAAGAACCAGATTAAAAGGAGAAATAGCTACGCTCAAAGACAGAATAGAGCAAAAAGCATTTACTGATGCCTACCTAGCACAATTAACCAGACTAAACGCTGGCGCTCAATCAATCGAGACTACAAGAAATTGGCTTAATGAAACTTTAGCCAGGACAACTGACCAGACTATTAAGGACAATATTAAGTCTAATATTAGCCAATTAGAAAGCAAACTATACGAACAAAGAAAAAATGCTCTATCAGCTAATACTGAATATGCCGCTAATAATCAGACTCTAGCAATAATTGATAAGCAATTAAAAAATGTGAACGATGCGAGAGTGTTAGCTTTGCAGGCAGGTAATGATGATTATGCCGCTTTACTAGATTTACAAACTCAAACATTAAATAAAGCCAGAGCAGAATCTACTATTAGCGATACAATGTTAAATTTCTCAGTAGCGACAATGACCGGAAATTCTGCCCAGGCGCTTCTAAATGAATTTAACTCCCAAATAGAACAAGCTGATGCTAACACCCCGATCACAATCGGAGGCGTTCGCTATGAATCACCTAAACAGTTTTGGGATTTGAAGAGAGGTGAATATCTCAATGATAGATCAGCTAATGGATTCTTTACGCGCTATCAATCAGAATTAAATGACAAAATTTCTTATAAGAGTAGCCGAGCTATTTTAGGGAATAATACATTTAAGGAAGTTTCAAATTGGTATGACTCTCTAAAAGATAGACCAGAAATGGCAACCTACATGGAGCGAATCGATCAAGATAAGCAAAAATCATTAAGCACTACAGCTGAAATAAGAGCCGCTAGTATTATGAATGAATTTGCAATTAAACTTGATACTAAGAAGGCGCTTTCAGATTTAGCCTACATCCAGGACACTTATGGAGTTGACCAGTCTCTAAATTATCAGAAGATTGTAAACTCAGCAGCCAAAGAGAAACAAGATCAGGTAAGCCAGATTCTATCTACCATGTCAGCTGCTATGGCCGCTAATCCTGGAATGACTAGCCAACAAGCAATGGAAGCAGCTATTAAATCAGGAGCAGGCGCAAGTCTATCACCTGAAGAATTAGCATCACAAAAGGCTTCAGATATTGTAAACAATCTATCAACTACAGCGCAGAGCCAACAATTTACTGACCAATCACCATTAACTACTCAGCCAGGAATGGACAAGAAATTTGCAGCACCTGATCTAAAAGAAGGAGGTCTTTATAAAGAGCCAAACAGTTCTACTATTTATAAATACGAAGGAGGAAATCTAAGGCCATTCTCAGGAGCATGGGATGAAAATAAATTTAAGGATTATACTGGTAAAGGGTTTGGAGCAGTTGAACAGGTAAGCAATATTGCCGGATTATCTAAAGGAGAACCAATTGCTACTGCTGATGCAGCCGCCACTCTCCCACAGCAACAGGCAGGAGAAAGAATATCAAGCCCGGATCTATTAAAATACTATAAACCAGAGGACATCATTACTAAAGGACAAGATAAGTTCTTGAAGTCAGGAGTTAAATCTGTCCTAGGAGATAAATTAACTGGTGATAGTTGGGCCCAATTACAGAAACAATATACCGATCCAAAACAAGTTGAAAGTAAAGTCATCAGACTAGGACAAGATATTTATCTAAAGAATTAATTATATGGCCACATTCAATGTATCATTCTTAAATCCAGCACTAAAAAAAGCCGGTGGTGGATCAGGTGTAGGACTATTAGCCGATCAGCTAACTATACTTGAAAATAATCTAGCTAAAGACGGGTATTTATCACCCGGTGATTATGATATTCTAGTTGAAAAAGCTAGAGAGATTCAGATGGGAAATTCATTAACAGCCGACCAAAGATCTAATTACGATGTTAAAATATCTAATTACGAAAAAGCTAAAGATTTAGCAAAGATTGAAAACTCAGATGATATTGAAAAAATGAATAAAATTCTAAATAGCGAATCAGCTGAAGATGTAATGGTAGCTGGTAACAACCCGATAGAATTCTTAAACGGAAGAGTGGCCAGCATCCAAGCCAAGCTAAATGATTTATCTGAAACTATTACTCGCCGGACAGCAGCCGGAGATGATACAGTTGATTATTATAACGAATATAATGCAACCCTTCAGTAATATCGGCATAAAAAAGAAGCTCTCGATGCGTAGGGGGGATTCGATGGCAC